AATTGGAACGGTGCAGTTTATGATAGAACTGGTTCTACACTTATTATTGATGATACTGCAATTCCTAAACCTATTGTTTACGCAAACATACAAGGCGGCGTTGTTGGTGATGTTTTAGGTAACCTTGTAGGTAATGTAGATGGTAATGTTACAGGTAACCTCGAAGGTGGTATTATTAATTCGCAAGGACAAGTTGTAATTGATAACTCAGGCTCACTTTCTCCTGATGTATTTAGAGTACCAAAAGGATTAGCAGTAAGTCGACCATCTCCAGCAGTGGAAGGCATGTTATGGTTTAACGAAACAACAAAAATGTTTGAAGGTTACGATGGAACAAACTGGATTCAGTTTATTCCTTCTACGTATCAGCTTATTCCATAAGCATAAATATATAATATAGGATGGAGAATTAGCAGTGGCTTTTAAAATTGGTAATCAAACAGTAATACGAGATATAGATGCTACAGCGGCTATTGAAACAAACAGTAATCTAGATAAACTTCAGATTAATGGAACAGATGTATTAACACATGATGGCTCTACAATTACATTAAAAAATGTTAACATTGATGATTTAATGGAATCATCAATTAATACTGATAATGTTACTGAAGGCTCTACAAACTTATTTCACACAACTGCTAGAGTTGAACAAATTATTAATGCTAATAATCAAACATTAACTTTTGCAGATCCACTGTTAACAATAAGTAACGGTAATACAGTTAACTTATCATCATTAAGTCCAAATTTAACAGGATATGCTACAGAATCATATGTTGATCAAGCAGAATATGATGCAAGATCATATACTGATCAAAGAGAAATAGTAATTACAAGTGCATACAGATCATATGCAGATCAAGCCGAATCAGATGCAATTAGTACAGCAATGTCACAAGCAAGTATAGATGCAACTAATAAGGCAAATGCAGCAAAATCTCAGGCTGTTAGTCAAGCAAGTGCAGATGCAACTTCTAAGGCAAATGCAGCTAGATCGGGCGCTGAATTATACACTGATACAAGAGAAATAGCAATTACAACAGCATACGAATCGTATGCAAACTCAGGTGACACCACAACATATAATGCTGCTAAGTCATATACAGATACAGAAATTACAACAGTATTGCCACTTACAGGTGGAACACTTACAGGTGCATTAACATTAAGTGGCGCACCAACTAGTGCCGATAATGCCGCAACTAAATCATATGTTGATAGTGCAATATCAGGCGGAACAGGCGCATTAGATACAGACGACATATCAGAAGCAAGTAATCTTTATTATACTGATGCTAGAGTAAACACTTTATTAGGCACAAAAGGTTATGCTACAGAATCATATGCAGATCAAGCCGAAGCAGATGCAATTAGTACAGCAAGCACAGATGCAACTACAAAATCCGATCAAGCATTAGTAGATGCAAAAGCATATACTGATACAAGAGAAACAGCAATCACAACTGCATATGAAACCTATGCAGATACAGCCGAAGTAGATGCAGTATTAACAGCAAACGCATACACTGATACAAGAGAAACAGCAATCACAACTGCATATCAAACATATGCAGATCAAGCCGAAGTAGATGCTAAAGCATACACTGATACAGAAATTGCTGCAATTGTCGATGGTGCTCCAGGCACGTTAGATACATTAAACGAATTAGCCGCTGCACTAGGAGATGATGCAAATCTTAGCACAACACTTAGTACACAAATAGGAACAAAGTTAGCAACAGCAGACTTTAATTCAACAGCAGATGCCTGGCTAGGATCAAATCTTTACTATACAGATGAAAGAGTAGATGATAGAGTTTCTAATCTTCTTGTAGCGGGCAGTAACATAACACTTACATACAACGATTCGCTTAATACAATGACAATTGCTTCGGCAACAACAGCAAGCGGTGGTTATGACTTATCATCGAATACTACAGATGATGTAACAGAAGGTGCAAATAATCTTTACTTTACATCTGCAAGAGTTGATACAGTGTTTAGTGGTAAAACTACTTCTGATTTAACAGAAGGTACAAATTTATATCATACAAATGCACGTGTTGATGCTCGTATACCAACTAATGTAAGTTCATTTACAAATGATTCAGGATATATTACATCCTTTACTGATACAAACACAACATACACAGCAGGCACAGGGTTAAATTTAGTTGGAACAACATTTAATAATACAGCACCGGATCAAACTGTAAGTTTAACAGGCTCAGGTGCTACAAGTATTAGTGGAACATATCCTAACTTTACTATCAGTAGCACAGATACAAACACTGATACAAACACAACATATTCAACTGCGACATCAGGAACACTAGGATTAGTTAAAATTGGATATGGTGAGAATGGTAAAAACTATCCAGTAGAATTATCAAGTGGAAAAATGTTTGTAAACGTTCCATGGGTAGACACAAACACCGATACAGACACAACATATACAGCCGGAAATGGGTTGACATTAACCGGAACAGAGTTTAAAATGAGTGGAAGTTATACAGGTGATTTTACAGCATCTGGTGATGTAACAGCATACTCAGATGAAAGACTAAAAAGCAACATAACAACAATAGAAGATGCATTAGACAAAGTTAAAGCAATGCGTGGTGTTATGTTTGATAAAACAAATTCACTAACTGGTGAACTAAGACAGTCAACTGGTGTTATTGCACAGGAGACAGAAGAAGTATTACCAGAGGTAGTGCATAATGACGACAACACAGGCTATAAATCTGTAGCATACGGAAATATAGTAGGCGTTCTTATTGAAGCAATAAAAGAACAACAAAGCCAAATTGAAGATCTTACAAAGGAAGTAGAATTTTTAAAAGGCAAAAGATAATTAACCTTAAACACAACTTAAATATCGATTACGATAAATATAACTAGCAAACGAATGTTTGTTAACGTTAATAAACTCGAGGAGTAACAAATGGCATTACCAGCAACCGGAAACACGGTAAGTATGAGTACAGTACGTGACTATTTTGGATTAAGTGGAACAGTTTCACTATATCAATTAGGTACGTTTATCTCACCGCAAGTAACAACAAATATTAAACTATCAGCCACCTTTGGCGGATGGCAAAATCCTAATTCAACAGGCGCATCATAATATTTAAAATATTATTTAAAACACTGTCAAGTAGCTCTTGACAGTGTTTACTTTATGTTGTATAATTAAATGAATACAGACAAGTATACTCAATACAGGAGAAAACTATGAGTTCAAGAACAAGATTCGAAATAGAAACATTTTTGTTGGGTGCCCATCCAACAGTAGAGCGTCAAGCATTAGAGCTACAAAATGAGCTAATGCAAGCACGTACACAGCAACATCCAGACTTAGCAATGCTAGAAGCAGTGGCTAGTGACTTTGTTGCTAAAAACGGTGAATTTGACGCTTTAATTAGCGGTATCGAAGCAACCGAAGAAGAATATTGGACTACACGTCTTGCACGTTTGGCAGCAATTGATATTCTTACAATTGGTAAAGTACAACCAGAGCATATGAATTATATGGCATCACTATCAGATGATGCATTTTCCTCATGTGTCAAGTCAGCTACAACACTTGCTAAATCATTAAATGATTCAGTACAGGAAATTGAAGCAGAACTTGGTTCAGAACTTACTGATTAAATTAAATGGTAAGTATACCTAAGTTTATACAAAAATCTGACCCTACCTCAAATGTCGCAATATGTGTTCCAGTAAGGGACCATGTGACATCAACATTTACCTATAGTCTTGCTATGCTTATGAAAAAGTGTGGCGAGAAAGGACAAAAAGTTTCCTTACATATGGTTATGGGAAGTGAAGTAGCAATGCAACGCCAACAATTAGTTGACGAAGTATTGGAAACGTCAGCGACACATATATTCTGGGTAGACAGTGATATGAAGTTTCCAGTAGATTCATTATTTTCTTTGCTATCGCATAAGAGAGAAATTGTTGGAGCAAATTATAGCACAAGAGTAAAACCGCACAGACCCGTTGCGTTTAAAAATGAAAACAATCTAGACAAGAGAGTTTTTGGCGGACAAGGCATAGAAGAAGTGTTTGCAGTAGGCAGTGGTCTATTGTTGGTAAATAGATGTGTATATGAAAATATGTCAAGACCACATTATAGTATTGAATGGAATGATAACTATACTAACTTAGTGGGCGAAGATATATATTTTTGTAAAAAAGCATCAGCGCATGGATATACATCACATATCGATCATGCGTTAAGTGAAAGAATTGCACATATAGGCATGAAAGAATTTACAATAAAAGGCGACTGTTATGATTAAAACTTCTACAACTTCTCTATTAGATTTCAAAGGACAAAGTGTTATTACACCTTGGGATAGACTAAAAAAATATATTTTTAAAAGTTACCCTATTGTGTATGTAGATGAAAAAATAACAGACACTGAAGAACTTACAAAAATTGCATCCGAATATTTAGGCAAATCAGAAATGGTTTGGGTAGTACTAAAAACAGCTACACTTAATCCAGAATTTCCTTGGCATTACAAGCCAAGTGATGTGGGACATAATGTAATACATAGATTTCCAAAAGTAATTAAAAGAACTGGACGTCCGGTTAATTGGGGAGACATTCAATTAGTTCCAACTGGCGGCGTAGTACATGGAACAGTAAAAAATAAAATTGTTGGGTCATTCCATGAAGCAGACTTTGACATTATTATGATTAGTTTCCATGAAGCAGAAGCAGATCATAATTATCAACAACTAAGACTTAGATTTCCAGAAGCAGGACATATTAAAAATGTAGCAGGCATTGGTAATGCTCATAAAAAAGCAGGAGAATTAGCAACATCAGAAATGGTATATATTGTTGATGCAGATGCAGATGTTATGAATGACTTCTGTTTTGATTATATTCCTCCAATGGCAAAAAGAGCAAACACAACATATGTTTGGTATGCACGTAATCCAATTAATGGATTAGAATATGGATATGGTGGTATTAAATTATTCCCAAGACAACAATTAATCGAAATGGGCCATGTGCTTCCAGACTTTAGTACAGGCGCAGCATTTTATCAACCAGTTAGAGATGTTTCTAACATAACAAGATTTAATAGAGATCCATTCCGTACATGGCGTAGTGCATTCCGTGAATGTGTAAAACTATCATCTCAAATTAATCCAAATGCTCCTGTAAAAGAAACAGCAGATAGATTAGAAACATGGTGTACAGTTGATGAAGGCGGACGTTTTGGACGTTATTGTATCAAAGGTGCATTGGAAGGAAAAGCATACGGTATTGAACACAAAGATGATGTTGAAGCACTAAACAAAATTAATGATTTTGAATGGTTGCGTGAACAATTTGTTGAAAGTATGAAAAAACGTATTAGCGCCAAATAAAAACAAATCTCTATAAAACTATCTATGCAAGTCGTAGATAGTTTTTATTTTCTTTAAAAAATCCTTTGAATTACATTGAATTTTAGCACCAGGGTGTAAAGGCTTTGGCCATTTTTCTATAGCAACCCAGCAATACCCATTGCTTTCTGAATTTAGTTTAGGAATAAATTCTTCGTTTACTAAAACAACAAAGCTATTATATATAAACTTTCCATTTTTACTAGTAAACTTACTCACAGGAATAACCTTGGCAATATCAACCTTGCCAACTTCTTCTTCTATTTCTCTGTATAAAGTTTCTGACGGTCTTTCTTGATCTTCACTCTTACCACCAAAAAATCCCCATTTCTTAGAATGAGTTACTTTCTCGCTTCTGAGTTGCATCATTACTCTTCCGGTTGTTGTACTTAAGAAAATACAACCACTTGCTTCTATCATTATAAGTACAGTCTCCAAAAGCCTGCGTTGTAAATTGCTTCGTAACTGTTAACCCAACCAGAGCCGTTCCACTCTAATTGATCATCTGTGCTGACATTAGTTACGTAATGTGTTAAGTTGTTATTTGCAGCAGAGTCAAATACTATAGACCATGCACTTCCGTCAAACTCTACAATATCATATCGGTTAGCACTTGATAAACCATTCCAATTTGAACTAACAGGAATAGGATTAAGTAATAAGTATCTAACACCAGCATTTGCAGAAGGAACAGTACCATCACCTGGATAGTTTTTTGATCCATCTATAATTCCATTTATTGCAGATAATGTATTAGTAGGCAATGTTGACGTATCAATATCAACTGATAATATATTATCATTAAGTTTGCTCACACGACCAATAATGTCATTGTCTGTGTCGCCTGGGTCAGAACTTTTTCTTAATCTAATTTGACTAATACCATCTCTTAACTCTCCAAATTTCTTTAGATCATTTGTCCACGATACTTCATTACCATCAGAGTCAAATGCAGTTTCATCTAATGCAAGTAAAGTTAATTTATTATCTTCATACATGACTTTTCTATTTTCAAGTGTAACTACAGTATATTCTACAGTAGATCTATCAAATGCAACATTCTCTTTAAAGTTATCTAATTGTACATCGTCTAAATTATACATTTGATTAATAATAGTATGTATAAGTTTTTGTTGTTTTACCTTAGCTGGTGGATTGATTAATATAGGTAAATCAAAATTTATAGAAGCTACATCAATAATATCGTCAATGCTACTACCTATGCTTCTACTACTCCATGTGGTATTTTTCATTTCTATATAAGTTAACGAACTCCAGTCATATGGATTATTGGAAGTCCTAACATCTAACGTAGGATTAAACAATACTAATATTTGTTCCATTAGTTGTAACTTTTGTTCTGTATTTGAAGTCCATATATCGCAGTTCATTGATAGTACATATGTAACTGGATTATGTCTTTCTATTGTATATCTATTGCCAGGTTCGTTTGAATATTCACCAGTTGTATCATTATATTTCTTTTCTATAACTTGAACTTTGTCTATGTGTCCTGGTGATGTTCTTAATTCAGGCGCCATTGCTAAGTTAGTAACATAACAACTAATAAATGGAACAGTGTTAACAATGTTCTCTGAGTTTTCTCTGGTTATGTGTGCCGCCATACGATTGATATCACCATAGCGTACTGGAACTAATTGCATTACTGGAAGCCCAGTATCATCTTTGCCCATTTGTACACTGAATCCACTAAACAGTCTTATAAACTGTTGAATGTATCTTCTAATTTGTTTATCGTAAAAGTATTGTTGCTCTGCCATTGTTTATTCCTAAAAGTCTGAATCTAGCCCTTTTTTCTTAGAAGGGTTCATTACTTTACTTAATGCTTGACGTTCTGGAGTTTCTTTATCATCCACAACTGTTGTTGAATTATTATTAATAAAGTCACCAGCGTTATATGTTTTATCGCTCCAAGTTTTTTCAGTCACGTTATCATATAGTCTTTGCCATCTGCTTCCTCTAAACACAAATAATCTATTTGGATTAAAATCATTTCGTATAAAGAATTCACCATCTTTTGGTTGAACAGGAAATTGATCACCTTGTTGTAGTGTTTCACCGTGATCATATTCTGGCTCTTTTTTGTCATCCACACCAAACAAATGTTCAGCTAATGGCAATCCATTAGGATCGGCTTCTTCTGCAGCTTGTACAATAGCGTTACTAATATTAAGCTCTGTTTTGTATGCACTTATATCATTTTTAAGACTATCTGGATCACCAGCAGTTCCAAGTATATCTGCGTATTCTTGTGTATCTGTTAATGGTGCTACTTTAACACGCCAAATGTGTGGATACCAAGTTTGTGAGAATCCTTCACTTCCTCTTGCGGCATCTTGTACAACATAAAATTTGTTAACAGCATCTCTGTCTGTGCTTAATAGTAATTCATCACGTAAATGCGGTAATTCAATTACATCTCCTGGCATTAATCTTCTACCAAGTTTTTGAACCATATCGTTAATATGAAATGTAATAAACAATGTATCGTTTGTTAAAAACAAACCAAACTGTGTTAAATCAAAATCATTGTCACTTACATTATATACGCCACGTAGTTCAAAAATATCCGGATCGTACTTACGATCTCTGTTTTCCATAAACAGTAAGTCTTGTATTTTAGTTTCGTCTACTAAACCTTCAGGATTAATTTCTTCACCTGATAGCATATCTTTTTGTAAGCCACTTTTATAATTTGGTTCACTTGGATCATCATTAGACGAATCTGAATCAGGACCTAAGTACTTGTGTACATGTATTGCAGTACCACCAATTGAAAATTGCTCGAGAATACTTCTATCCATGAAGTTATAATCGTTGCTTTTGTATGGTTTATATAAACTTAATCTTGGCATATGGTTTTCCTATTATATACAGTATTTATGACTTACGAACTTCCAAGATGCTAAATAGTTATATGCGTAGTTAATCTTAACTAGCATTATATAGAGGAAAAATTATGTTTAGATTTTTTACAGTAAAAAAATGGGCTTTATGGTCCTGGCTAGGATCAGCAATAATCCTATCATCGCTTTGGATACAAGTCGAAATTGATGTTAAGATTAACGAATGGTTTGGCCAATTTTATGATATGATTCAAAAGGCATTAGCAACACCCAATGCAATCACCATAGGTGAATATTGGGGCAGTTTAGCAAGTTTCTTATACTTAGCGGCTATCTATGTAGGTATCGCAGTAGTAGTAAGTTTCTTTACAGCACACTATCTATTTAGATGGCGCACAGCAATGGTCGAATGGTATCATAGTGTATATGACAAAGCTAGAACTATTGAAGGCGCCGCTCAGCGTGTGCAAGAAGATACTATTAAGTTTAGTCGTATTATGGAAGGCTTAGGAACAAGTTTTATTGAATCAATTATGGTTCTAGTTCAGTTCGTTCCTATTCTATTAGGACTATCAGTTGGTATTCCTATCTTCTTCTTTGGTGATTGGCAATATGGACTTGTTACAGGTGCTATTGTTTGGTCAGTAGGTGGAACATTATTCTTAATCGCACTAGGTTGGTTACTACGACTTGTGGGTGTAGAATATGACTTACAGAAGAAAGAAGCGGCATACCGAAAGATACTCGTTATTGCAGAAGATGATGAGACAGTAAGACCAAAAACTATTGATGAATTATTTGCAGATGTTCGTGGTATTCACTTTAAGTCTTATTTGCGTTATTTGTATTTTAATGTAGGACGTATTACATACTTACAAGCAAACGTATTAAGTGCTTATGTGTTCCTAGCACCAGCTATTGTAGCCGGCGTTGTAACACTAGGTGTAATGCAACAGATTATTAGAGCATTTGGTAGAGTTGAAGGCTCAATGCAATATCTCTTTAGAGCGTGGCCAACACTTATTGAGTTAATGAGTGTGTTCAAACGTTTGAGAGAATTTGAAAGACAAATTAACGAAAAGTAAAGAAAAATTATAACCTATTGAAAGTGCAGGATTCTTTTCTGCACTTTTTTCTTGACTTCTGCGCCAAGATGTCTTATACTGTATAAGTAAATTAAGTAAAAGGAACCAAAATGTTAAATCAAACTGTAAAATTCGAAGATATGCCAGCAGACGTAATTGCAATGGAAGATGTATGGTTCGAAGATGTTGATCAAGAAACACTAGATAGTGAGTTTGAAAACGAGTAGGTTGACAAAACTAACAAACTGTATTAACATATATGCTAAACTTAATGGAGAAATCAAATGGCAACAACAAATATAAAAACCCGAAAAAAGAAAAAGGTTGTCAGAGGCGCTCCACGTATTAAACGAGGCGCTAAACTTGATTCACCATCATGGGAAGGATGGGAAGATTGGACAGGTGAAGAATTTCACCGCAAGTCAACACATGCCCGTGAATGGTATTACCACAATTATAAACCTGCAGATCTTTATCCAGCCGTTGGTGCATGGATGATACAACAAGGTGATGAGTTTACCAAAGAAGATATAAAAGCAGTAAAGGCCGCACCAGGGCATTCGTTGAGTGTAACAGCGGGCATTACAGCAAAATTAATATTATCTGGAATGCCAGAGTACAACGAAAAAGCAGATGAATATTGGCAGTCGTTACCAGGCACAATGGGTGACCTAAAACCACTTGGTGAATTCTTACGAAAGCAAATTAAAATTGCAATAAAAGCCGGCAAACCTATACTTGAGGCTAAACAAGAAATTGTAAAAGAAAAAGCAAATACATATCAGCCTACTATACAAGAACGTATGCGTGAAGCATGTATTGTAATGGCTACTGAAATAGAAGAATTTGTAGTTTCATTTTTAGAAACACATGATACTAAAGCACTAAAAGAATTTGAACCAGCAAAAATTCTTAGACGTGAACAAGCCAAAGCCGGACATGCACGTTTAATTAAAACTTGGTATCAAGGCGAGCGTGATGAGATTTATGACTTAGTAAATTTTCCAACCAGTGCTAAACTAAAAAAGATGAGCGAGTACGATCAAGATATGTATGCTCAACTTAAAGAAGGATACAATCATTTAACATCTAAACAAGCAAAAAGTATACTGGAAATGTTCCAGCGTATTGTTGATGCATGTGATATTATTTCTGTAGAAAATAAAGCACAACGAAAGCCACGTAAAGCAAAACTTAAATCAGCGGATCAGTTAGTTAAAAAGTTGAAGTTTAAAATGAGTGATACTAACTATGGTATTGCAAGTGTACCCGCAGAAAAATTAATTGGGGCAAATATTGCCATGGTATTCAATTGTAAGAATCGTAAAATTGGTCTCTACTATGCAAGTAATATAGACCCAAGAGGAATGCAACGTGAAGGTAGCGGACTTAGTGTTAAAGGCACAACACTGCAAGGCTATGATGAGAATAAGAGTGTACAACGAACTGTTCGTAAAACAGATGAGTTTTTACCACAGATTAAGAAAACAACAAGATCTAAAACAGAGAAGTTGTTTGCTACACTAAAAACAACAGAAACAAAACTTAATGGTAGGTTCAACGACGAAACAATAATACTGGCGGTATTTTAATGTTCGCATTTATTAATCCATATGAAATTTTTAACAAAAACGAAGACGATAAGTTTGGTGTAATTATAGATTGTAAGAACACTGAAACTCCCTCGCTTGATGTTGATTTAGATCAGAAACTAGGAAAGTTATCACTTGAGTCTGCTCAACATGCCGGCTTTAACAATATTGTATTATTTGAAGATAGACTAGATTTTGATGTAGCAGTACAAGAGCTAACAAAAATAGGAATATGGAAAATTATATATGTATTCTCTGGTACATTGTTTGGTCCTAAGAGTGCAAGAATTGTTAGACGCTTCCCACATCTAAGTGCATTTGTAAAAGATGATTATGTTTTTAGAAAGTTCTTTATATTTGAAACAGGTAGATATGAATTCTTTGATATCAGAGATCCATTCTTAGGTAATGTAGTAGATAAACTAAAGCATGTAAGCATGGACGAGCTGGATATAAGCTACTTAAACCCAGATGAAACTAATTATATATTCTTGGAAGACTTAGCAAATAAAGAAGTACCTAACATTGATAAATTAAATACTGATTCTGAAGTAGATATAAAGTATGCTGATACATTAGTGGAACTTTCTGAGGACTTATTAAAATGAGTGCATACAATGATTTTGTAAGATGGTATAACAATCATATAAAATTAGGTGGCAATATAGGAACATTAGAAGCAAGCACAATTTATAATATAGAAGACCAAGCTATAAGTCATATGACTCGTCATATAACTTTTGTTAGAAATAATTGGCACTCTATTAATGATAATTATGATTTTTTTATTAATGATCCATCAAACTTTATTGAAAATCCTACAAGTGAGATGTGTAGACATTTAATTCAATATTTGTGGATGGCAGATCAAGAAATACATTACAAACCAGTATGTTATTCACAAAATTCTAAGAATGGTCATGTTATACATCCAGGCGGAAGTAGATTACATGCAAGATGGGCTCAGAAAAAATCTACAGAAATTATTTTCCTAGATTATAAATTACCCACATGCAATAACATATATCAACCATTTAGTGATGTCAACGAAGCATGGAATGGGTTAACTTATACTTCACATACACCTGACATAATTGAAACACATAGCTTTAAACATACATCTTCAACTGATGATCTAATTGATTTCACATATAAACATGATATGGATTATTATAGAACTACAGATTTTGAACAAATCTTATTTATAGAAGATTTAAAAGACGATTGTTATGCAGCCTGGCGTCAATCAGCTAGACATTATCTCAATGAATGCTTAGAGAATCCTGTTAGGTACGGTGAACGTATGTTAAATATCTAGGTACTATGATAAATACATAGTAAGGAAAAGAATTCCAGGAGAATGTATTCATGAGTAAAAAAGCAGAATTACAAAAAGAAATTGAACTTCGTTTAGGCGGAGGAATGGTCGACGTTGAGCTTGATCCAGAACATTATGAACTAGCTATTAACAAAAGTTTACAAAAGTATAGACAGCGAAGTGAAAATGCAGTCGAAGAAAGTTTTATTGTTATGGAACTATTAGTTGATCAAAGTGAATATACATTACCAACCGAAGTTATTGAAGTACGTGATATCTTTAGACGTACAACTGGTGTAAGTGCAAGTAGTGGTAACGATTTTGAACCATTTCAATCAGCATACATGCAAACATACTTGCTCGGCTCTTCACGTAAAGGTGGATTAGCTACATTTGACTTCTTACAACAAAGCAGAGAAACAATGGGCCGCTTGTTTGGAGCAGAGCTTATGTTTACTTGGCGTCATCAAGATAAAAAACTTATTATCCATAGAAAAATTAAAGCACCTGACAACTGTGTGCTTTGGTGCTATAACTATAGAACAGATGAAGGTTTGTTAACTGATCAATATGCTGGTCCTTGGCTTAAAGACTATGCATTATGTCATGCAAAACTTATGATAGCTGAAGCACGTGGTAAGTTTACACAGATTGCAGGACCACAAGGTGGAACAACAATGAATGCAGATCAGCTTAGAACTGATGCAATGACTGAGATAGACAAATTAGAAACTGAGCTAACATTATATAATGATGGACAAAGCGGCTTAGGTTTTGTTATTGGATAATATACATGTATCAATGCAATGTTGCATCAGATGTGCCTGGTTGGGTAGATCCACTACAACACAAGTATTATCAAAAAATAGTTAATCAATTACCAGACAATCCTAAATTTTTAGAAATTGGATGTGGATGGGGGCGTAGTACTTGGGGCTGGCTTGATGTATTACCGCCAACTACTGAATACTACATAGTTGATTTGTTTATGTTAGATTATAAAACACTTAAACATGAGCAGTTGGATTACTTGATGCCATATACAACTGAAGTAAACAACTATTTAGATGATTCCTATTCTAATAACAAAACTCAACAAGATATTATGATAGAATTAATATCACAGCATCAAAATTATAATATTATAAAAGATATTATACCAGTATCATTTCAAGATTCTAAACAACAAATACAAAGTATACAATTTGATGGTGTATATTTAGATGGAGATCACACATACAAAGAAGTGTATGATCAACTTGAATACTTTAAAGATGTTTCAGTACTATGTGGCGATGATATACATTGGCAAGAAGTAAGAAATGCATTATTTGACTGGGCAGAAAAATTTAACAAAGAACCTAAAATAGTTCCAGGTTGCAATATGTTTGTTGCAAATTATACTTCTTGACAAATTCCTAATATTCCACTATAATATATTAAAGTTATAGGAGATTTCATTGAAAAAAGTAATTGGTATATGTGGGCTTATTGGACACGGCAAAGATACAGCGGCCGGATTCTTAATTGAAGAAGGATTTCAGCGTATCAGTTTTGCAGGTGTGCTAAAAGATGCATGTGCTAATGTATTTCAATGGGATAGAATACTACTAGAAGGTAACACACCCGAAAGCAGAGTCTGGAGAGAAACTGTTGACGAATGGTGGGCCGAACGTTTAAGTATTCCTAACTTCACACCCAGACTAGCACTACAGCAAGTAGGCACAGATGTTATGCGTAGACATTTTCATCCAGACATATGGGTAGCGGCATGTGAACGTCAAATTGCAATGACTGAAAAGAATGTTGTTATAAGCGACTGTAGATTCTTCAATGAATTAAATGTAATTAAACGTTTAGGCGGAACAACAGCCGTTGTATGGCGAGATAGTGAACCCGAATGGTGGGGCTCTGCTTGTAAGGCAAACATAGAACACGCACCACAGCTAATGGAAACACAATATCCAAGCGTTCACCCTAGTGAATGGAGTTGGGCAGGTTGGACATTTGATAGACAGATTAATAACACAAGCACATTAGAAGATCTACGTCAACAAACGCTAAAATACTTATTGTAATAAATACATACTATACAATAAGGAATACTCACAATGCGAAACAATTATTACAACGATCCATCGTTACAAGAGTTATCAAGTTGTCAACGAAACTTTGATCAAACCAAGTCCATTGAGCCCGAAAAAATAGCTATATTAGATGAATGGGCGTCAAAGCCACCACAACAAACAAGCGATAGATATGTTGCTGTAATTAAAATTAGCAATTTAGAATGTATGCTAGAGTTAAGCAAACTGTGTTACCCCGATTTTGGATTGGAACCAGACAACCCAGATAAAATATATCAACCACAAATAAATGGATCTATATGTTATGTTTATACTTTAGAAAGAGGTAAAGATATATATCCCAGCCAGTTTTTTTCTGGATTTGAATCAGGGTTATTAGTTGCAAAAGCAACACAATTAGGACTCAAAACAGGATTTACAAAATGTATACCACATAACTTCTTAGAATGGGATAGTTGGAAAACCAAATGGAATATACCTCAAATTCATCACAAATTTTCTTTTGCAGTAAGCGTAGGTTATCCTATTGAAGGTAAACCCTATTACTGGTCAAATGATGAAAACACAGCGCAAGGAGAAGGTATTGAACATTACCATAACGTTCCTGATTGGGCAAATCTTACTATAGTTGAATAATAAACTATATACTTAACTCTGTAACCACCCCTTTTTATAGCACCTTCGATAAATACAAGTAGACACGATTCTACGTACTAACTAAAGGAGCTAAATCATGGCAAATCTTGTTTCACCTGGAGTACAGGTAACAATTACAGACGAATCAGTATACGGCCCAACTGGAACAGGCACAGTACCAATGTTATTCATTGCTACAGGTCAGGACAAAGTTGACCCAACTGGTACAACAACAACGGCAGCACAAACTGTCAAAGCTAAAGCTGGAAAACCAGTTTTAGTAACATCACAAAGAGAACTAACACAAAACTTTGGTAACGTTGATTTTCATAAAGTTGGCGGTACAGTTCAACAAGGTGATGAAACTAACGAATACGGCTTACTAGCTGCATATTCATTTTTAGGTCAAAGTTCAGCTGCGTACATTGTACGTGCAGACGTTGATTTAACAGCACTACGCCCACAAAGCTCAGCACCAACTGGTCCTGCAGCAAATGGAACAAATTGGATTAATCCAAGCAAATCAAATTGGGGATTATTTGAATACCAAGCCACAGGTTGGGTAGCAGTAACACCAACAGTAGAACTTACAGATGGTTCAGCACCAGCAGCTGTATCAGTTACAGGCGCATACCTAGTAACTGTTGATGCAGCACCAGGTTCAACAGAAATTGAATATTGGAAAGCAGCAGCATCACCAGGCGCTGGCGCATGGGATGCCTCAGGTGCCACATTTGCACCACACTACAGTGAACCAAGTTCACCAAGTGTTGGAGACTTATGGGTTAAAACTACTTCACCAGGTAGCGGTGTTAAATTAGATATTTCAAAATACACAACAGCATCAGGTTCTTTTGTATCAACTCCGGCTCTTTATGCAGACGCAAGTGATCCAGACGGAACTACAAGCGACATTAACCAAAACGGTTCGGCTGCAGTAGCTAGAACATTACAAGAAGGTGATATTTGGTTAGAACTTGCCGCTAATAAATTAGTAGTAAAAGCATACACATCAGGTTCTTGGGCTAATGTTGTTGTAACAGCATCATCAACAATGCCAACAGGTGCACCATTAGATGGTACAGTTTGGCATGATGGCGACATTAACGAATTAGCTATTTACGAAGTTGAAGACGATAGTGGAACACAAAAATGGAAGCGTGTAACTAACGTAGCATACGGAACAGACGCACCAGCAGTGGGTTCAGTAGGCGATTATTGGATCGACACTGATGAAGCAGGCTATCCAGCAATTTACCGTTCAAGCGGTAGTGCATGGGTTAAGAAAGACAATGCAGATCAAACATCATCAAATGGTGTTGTATTTGGTGATCTTTCACCAAACGATACAGCAGCAGGTGCCTTTGAATCAGTAATTATCGGCGCAAATCCATTATTACACCCAGTTGGAACAACAGGTATTAACATGTGTCATTCGGGTGGTACTGTAAGAATGTACGATAGTTCATTATCAACAGTTTGGAAATGGCGCAACCATGCTCCAGCACAAGCAGATGGATCAGGTTCATTTGGTAGACATGCTCAAAGAGCAGTAGTTGTAGCGGCAATGCAAGCAAGTGCATCTGCAGCTGACCATAGAGCAGAAACAGTAGCATTTAGCTTAATAGCAGCTCCTGGTTATCCTGAAATGACAGACGAAATGGTAGCACTAAACAGTGACAGAAATGAAACAGGTTTTGTTATCGTTGACGCACCTTTCCGTTTAACACCAGCACAAGCAGTAACTTGGGTACAAGGCGCAGGCGCTTCAGCTAATGGCGAAGCAGGCTTAGTAACTAAAAATACTTACAGTGCAGTTTACTACCCACATGCATTAACAACTAACCCTTCTACAGGTGATAACGTTGTTGCTCCAGCATCACACATGGCATTATACACATATGCATTTAGTGATAACGTGAGCTTCCAATGGTTTGCACCAGCAGGCTTAACACGTGGTGTTGTACAAAACGCATCAGGTGTAGGTCATTTAAATGCAGAAGGCGAATTTGTAGGTGTATCACTTACACAAGGTCACAGAGACACAATGTATAATGCTAAGTTAAACCCAATCGCAAGATTCCCGGCAGAAGGCACAGTTGTATTTGGACAGAAAACATTACATGCAGGTGCATCAGCACTTGATCGTGTTAATGTTGCTCGTTTAACAGCATATCTAAGAGAACGTTTTGCCGTAATAGCAAGACCTTACTTGTTTGAGCCAAATGACAAAAGCACAAGAGCAAATGCAAAAGCAACGTTTGATGGCTTTATGTCAGGTGTGTTACAAACAAGAGGTGTAACAGACTTTGCAGTAGTATGTGACGAAACAAACAATACAGCAGCAAGAATCGATGCAAACGAATTTTGGATTGATGTTGCAATTGAACCTACTAAGTCAGCAGAATTTATTTACATTCCAATTAGAATTGTAAATACTGGCGAACTTGGTTAAAAGGTAGCTATATACGACTAAATTTAATAAAGGTTGCTTTTTTTAAAAGTGGCCTTTATTTTTTTTGTCAATTATGATAAATACATATAGTATATAACTACAACAGTTTATTAAGGAGAAAAAGATGGCTGTAAATTTAAATCAATTTGGTGTACCTTCGTCGGCTAGTGATAACTCGACTTTGATGCCAAAACTACAATACCGTTTCCGTGTTAACTTCACAGGAATGGGAAACGTTGCTGCAGATCGTACTAGTTCAACACAAAACGTAATTAGTGCAGGACGTCCAAGCATTACACACGAAGAAGTTATTGTTGATTCATATAACTCAAAATCATACATTGCAGGTAAACATACTTGGGAACCAATTAGTATTGTTTTACGTGATGACGTGAATTCAAGCGTAATTAGATTAATTGGACAACAGTTAAACAACCAATTAGACCATAACTCACAAGGTGCTGGCATCTCTACAGATGGAACAGTATCAGGATTGTCATATAAATTTAATATGGAAATTGAAATCCTCGATGGTACAGCGGCAGCAGCACCACTTGATAAGTGGGAATTAGCTGGTTGTTACTTGTCAAACGTACAGTATGGAGATCTTAACTATGGCACAAGTGACATGGTACAGGTAACTATGCAAATTCGTTATGATAATGCAGCACACACACTTGAAACTCAAGACGACGATTTACTTTCAGACGTAGGGTAAATTAGATTGATTTAGTTGGCTCTTAGGGCCAACTAATCAGTTCAGGAGTTACAGATGAGAACCAACTACGCATACGATAAGTATAACCAAGGCACTGGCGCAAAGCAAGTAGTCAAAGGGGTTCCAAGGCATAAATTTAATTTTACTGCCAGCTTAAAGTATGTCAGCGACACTGGAAGCAGTGTGTTTGATAATGGAATTCAAACATTGGAATTGGATAAAATATTAAATATCCAAATGCCAAGTTGGACTTCGTCAGCTGTGACAATGAACGCATATAACAAAAAGAGAGTAGTTCAAACAAACTATGAATATTCTCCAATAATACTAACCGCATACGATATCCATTCTCCTTCGGTCCTGCAAAATTTCTTAAAAGATTATTCAAACTACTATTTTGCAGGACCAATGAACATTGATCCAACTGATGATTTTGCTACACTAGATGCAGGTTTTAAATTACAGCGAGATAGAAACTTTATCAAAACATTAGATATTGTAAGAAGCGATAATCAGTCAGTTAATAAAATAACCGTATACAATCCAGTTATTACATCAATAGACGCAGATACATTAGATTACTCAGATAGTAGCCTTGTACAATACAAACTTACATTTGTTTACGAAGGCTACGATATCAGAGACATATCAAACACTTAGGAGACTCAATGCCTAAGAACTACATGCAAGGCATTTACGAGGTTTCTAACCCAGGTAAATACTTAGGTAAAAAAGCACCAAGATATAGAAGCGGGTGGGAACTAGCAGTATTCCGTATGTGTGACAATCATCCAGCCGTACTAGGTTGGGGAAGTGAAACACACAGAATTCCGTATAGAAATCCATTGACAGGTAAAGCATCAACCTATGTTCCAGATTTACTTATGGTATACAAGGATGCAGGCGGCGGAAACCATGCAGAAATGGTTGAAATAAAACCAGCAAAGCAAACATTAGGTGAAGCTAAAACACAAATGGATAAAGCGCAAGCAGTGGTTAATCATGCTAAGTGGGAATCAGCAAGAGCATGGTGTAAGCAACAAGGAATGGGCTTTAGAGTTATAACTGAACATCAAATATTTAACAAGCCTACTCGTTCTAAAAAGAGGAAGAAATGACAAAAAAATTAGAAGAAGAATTTAACTTACCATCAATAGAAGAATTAATGCCAGATGTTGAACCTGAAGAAGAATTAGAGCCAACTGTTGAAGAAACTCAAAACGAAATAGTTAAATATAAAGATGATTTAAGCATTGCAGAACGTGCCGATGCAGCACTTCCTATGGTAACAGGAATGGAAGAGCTCGACAGAGAAATGGATGCATATGCATCAAAGGCTATGGCAACATTTGATGATTTAGTAGATTTAGGTAGAAATGTAGAAGATAGACACGCTGCACCAATATTTGATAGTGCAAGTAAAATGCTTGCGGCCGCATTACAGGCCAAACAAGCTAAAATGGACAAAAAAATGAAAATGATTGAACTACAAATGCGTCAACAACGAATACAGCAAGAAGAAAAGAAAACTGATGCATATGTAAAAGATAAACTTGGAACAGATGAAGATACAGAAGAAGTTACAGGACGTATAATTGGAGATAGATCAGAGTTATTAGCCGAAATCATGAATAAAATGAAGAACGATGATAAATAGTATTATGGAGAAGACGTTATGAAATCATTTACACAATATCTTGTAGAATCTAATAAAACTTGGAATTTCTGCATCAAAACAATTCATCAACTAACAGATGAACAGTGTGATCGCATCGAGAAGCACCTAATGAAATATGACTCGACAGGACTCAGTGCTGAAAAGAAAACAATACTACAAAGTATACCAAGAGACTTCCCTCAACACAGAGGATATGAAGTTTATTCATATGAATTTGAAACAAAGTTAATTACAACATCCGCTCAAGTACAAACTGAGATTGGAAACATGTTGGGATTAAGAGATGGTGTGCTAAAAGTAAAAGGCGAACACGAAACAGATGTTGATACAAAAGAAGAACACTTTGAACCAGAAGAAGTTCCAGCAGACGAACTATCAGGTGAAAAGCATAACGCTAATTTAATCAAGGAGTTGTTAAAACTTCGTAAAGAAAAGGAAAAAGGCAATGAGTGATTTAGAGAGAATATTAAAACTTGCTGGTAGCCAAGCAACGGTAGAACAAACACCAAGCCCGGCTCCTGAAGCAACACAAAGAGAAATGAAACCAGTGGCACAAGAAGCAGTTGGCGAATTTGCAGAACCAATTTATGATTTAATTGATATGCATTTTGAAGGCGACTGTCAACCAGTATTTGACGATTTAGTTCGTTATTTAAGTGGCGATCAAATTGAAGATTTTGTTGCAGACTTTAGACGCAACCATGATTTAAATGACATGGGTGATGACATGGACGAAGCACAACAACTAAACGCATCAGACTACAAATGCGAAGACTGTGGCGACACAATGCATGAACCAACTACAGATTGTTCACATGATTGCAATGATGAAACAGGTAGCTGGTGGAAAGATGAGAACGGCAATGGCGTTCCAGATTCATTAGAAGAAGCTCCAAATGAAGGCAATGAATTCTCAGGCGAATTAGCAAAAGCTAAAGCGGCCAATAAGAAAGAATTTGAAGTTGACGGCAAAAAATACAAAGTTGAATCAGAAGAAGCAGTAACTGAAGGCGATGTTCCTGAATATGCATGTATTAACACTGAAACAGGTGCTTTTGGATATTGTAACAAAGACGAACTTCACAACTTTACACACATGATGCCATCAAGTGAATTTACATATTTTGAACCACAAGATAATAACTTCCAAGACATGGATGACGAAATGGCTGATCAAGAAGGTTGGACAAAAATTGCATCAATGGAATCTGATATGAACAGATTAAAAGAATTATCTGGACTTGAAGAAGCACAAAGCCAAGCACAAAAAGACGCATTTGCAAAAATGTTAGCTTCTAAAAAAGGTGCTAAAAAAGATGACGAAGATGATAAAGTTGAAGAAACTGAAGAGCTTGAAGAAGTAGCAGTAGCCGAAGATGATAAAGAAGAATTAGAAGAGTCTCCAACAATGGATACTACACAACTAGTTACTATGATGAAAAACGCAGGTTTATCAGAAGAAGCAATTAGTGAAAAATTAAACGAATGGGCAAACACACCAGACGGCGCAGCTGAAGAAGAATCTACAGTATATGCTGAGCCATATGAACTTGCACAAAGCGTTAACCTAAGTTTAAAAAGATACTTAGATGCGGAAAGCATGAAAGTAGGAATTAAAGAACATACAGTAGAAGATCTTAAAGAAGCCTACAAAGCAAAAAAATCGAAATAATTTACTCCCAGGTGAATAACAGAACGGTGTAGTTTTAATTAACTACGCCGTTTTTCTTGACTAAATACAAGTATGAGTACAGCAGATACAAAATTAACCAAAACCCCATATCAAAAAGAAAAGTTTACAGAAGAAGATTTATTGGAACTTGCCAAATGTGCAGATGATCCAAAATACTTTATGATAAACCATTGTTGGATTCAACATCCAACTAAAGGTCGTGTAAAATTTGAACTTTTTGAATATCAAAAAGAACTTGTAGATTGTTATCACAAAAACAGATACAGTATTGCATTAGTAAGTAGACAAATGGGTAAATCAACAGCGGCAGCAGGATACCTATTATGGTATGCTATGTTTGTTCCTGATCAAACGATCCTTATTGCGGCACACAAATACAGTGGCGCAAGTGAAATTATGCAACGTATACGTTTTGCATACGAAACACTTCCAGACTTTATACGTGCTGGTGTAACAAGCTACAACAAAGGTAGTTTAGAATTTGATAATGGTTCACGTATTATTGCACAATCAACTACTGAAAATACTGGACGTGGTTTGTCCATATCGTTAGCATACTTAGACGAATTTGCATTTGTGCGTCCTAACATAGCCAAAGAATTCTGGACAGCACTATCACCTACATTATCAACTGGTGGTAAATGTATTATCACAAGCACACCAAACCAGGATGATGACCAATTTGCACAAATTTATAGAGAAGCTGCTAAAGCACAAGATGAATTTGGCAACGACACAGAAAATGGATTGGGATTAAATGGATTTAGAGCCTTTAATGCTGATTGGAAATACCACCCAGACAGAGATGAAGAATGGGCATCGGAAGAACGTAATAAAATCGGCGAAGAACGTTTTAGACGTGAACACCTAAATGAATTTATTGCGTTTGACGAAACACTAATTGACAGTATTAAGTTGTCGCTAATGGAAACAAAACAACCTTATGCTAAAATGGGCCAAGTGCGTTGGTACAGGCCTATACGCAAAGACAAGATATACATGACAGCATTAGATCCTAGTTTGGGAACAGGTGGCGACTCTGCAGCAATACAAGTATATGAAATGCCAGGCATGAAACAAGTAGCAGAATGGCAACACAATAAAACAACAGTACAAGGCCAAATTAAAATACTACGTGAAATACTTATGTATATCGAAGGCGAAACAGATGGTGAAGCAGAACAATACTTTAGTGTAGAAAACAATACTTTAGGCGAAGCCGCATTAGTTGTTATATCCGAAACAGGCGAAGAATTCTTTCCAGGTACATTCCTTAGTGAAACAAAAAGACACGGTAATGCACGTAAGTTTAGAAAAGGATTTACTACTACACACAAAAGTAAACTTACAGCATGTAGTAAACTAAAACACTGGATAGAAACAGATAAACTAGAAATAGCAAGTCAAAACTTATTGGGCGAACTCAAAGTCTTTATTGCACGTGGTAATAGTTATTCAGCAAAGGATGGCGAACACGATGACTTGGTAATGTCATTGATATTAGTTGTACGTATGGCGCAAGAGATTGTTAACTATGAAGAATCAGCATTTGAATACTTAGTAAATGATGACGATGATGACTTTATGCAACCGATGCCGTTTAGTATGCTATAATTTGCACAAAGGCATAAATACATATAGAACAACAAGGAATTAAACATGGCAACTGTTTCACAGGAAATATTTAATATTATAAAAGGCGCAAACTATGATGTTGTGCTTTTTACAGAGGCAGGCGAAAAAACACTAGATGCTGAATCGGCAACAAGGTTTTACGTCAGTGAGCATGACATGATGATTTCTGTGAGATCAGAAGATAACAAGTTAGAATTAGTAGTTCAACTAGGTGCTGATTTTGACATTAATGCCAATAAAACATTGTTAGATAGTTTTAAGAGTGCAGTACACAAACAGATGGGTGAATATACAGTGAAACGATTTGATAAAAACATAGAACCAAAAGACTTCTCACACCAAAGTGTGACAGAAGGATTTAGTAAAGCATTTGGTAGCGTGAAAACAAGCTACATTCAATTAGAAAACGCAAGATTAATTGTTAAGCACAGTAAAGGTGTTAACGAAGAAAAGCGTGGAGCCAGAAGCAGAAATATACACAGTCTGTTTATTGAAAATGCAAATAAAGAACAAACAAGATTCCCATACAAATATATGGCAGGCGCTAAAGCTATGGCCATGCATGTTAATCATGGTGGAACATTTGAAGATGCTAAAGGCACAGGTATTATGAATATGTGCAAAGAAGCAACAGAAATGGCACAGTTCCTTACACACGTAAGAACAAACAAACTAGTTAACGAAGGCAATGCTAACGTAGTTGAAACTATCAAATCACAACTAAAAAGCATTAAAGAAACAGTAAGAGGTCTTCAAACATTAAGAGGCTATAATAGTTACCAATCAAAAGAAATAGTAGAAACCGAAGAAAATTCGGTTGACATATCTGATAAGTTCTTGTATAATACATTTGAGACTGTAGATATGAATGAAGTTCTTTCAACAGTATCTCGCATTTTTAACGAACGTGAGGGTAAAGATACTATGCATGATAAACTATTAAATGATACAATGGCTATAATCAAATCCGGTGATGATCTTAAATTAAATATTGACGCAAACGATCCAGATAACCCTAACAACGAAGATCCAGTAAAATGGAGCGGCGGAATGGGCCCACTTGCTAAGTTAAGTGCGATGTTATCTTATATTGGTATGACAACTAAGAATGATGCATTATTTAATGTGTTAACACAAATGAGTAATGATGTTCATGATATGAAAACTAATAATACAATGTTAGCGGCAAAAATTGCTAACTTCTTGTATAAAAAGGGATCAGCAACAAAAATGGAAGTAGCTGTAACGACAGAAGAATCTATTACAGATTCTGTAATTGCAGAACTTCGTAAAAGAATTTCCTAAAAATAATTGGGAATAGTGCTTGACAGTAAGCACTTAAAGTAGTATACTGTATAGGCTAACAAAGGCAAAACAACTGTATGCAAGTGAATTGTATACTTTATAAAACTAATAAAGGCTATCATAGGCTAACAAAGGAGAAATACTATGGCAACATTAGCAGAAATCCGTGCAAAACTACAAGCACAGGAAAACAAGAGCTCAGGCTCAAGACAACAAGGCGGCGACAACGCCATCTTTGCACATTGGAACATTGCAGAAGGTTCAAGTGCAACACTACGATTCCTACCAGACGCAGACGAAGGCAATACGTTCTTTTGGAAAGAACGTCAAATGATCCGTTTGAGCTTTCCAGGCGTTAAAGGACAAGACGAGAACAAACCAGTAATGGTTCAAGTTCCTTGTGTTGAAATGTGGGGAGAACAATGTCCAGTACATGCAGAAATTCGTCCGTGGTTTAAAGACCCGGCACTAGAAGATACTGCACGTAAGTATTGGAAGAAACGTAGTTATATATTCCAAGGTTTTGTTACACAAAACGACTCACCAGAAGATAACGTACCAGAGAATCCTATTCGTAGGTTTGTTATTTCACCACAAATTTATAAAATTATTAGTGCGGCACTAATGGATCCGGAGTTTGAAGAAATTCCTACAGATTACGAAGCTGGTACTGATTTTAAAGTAGTGAAATCAAGCAAAGGCGGATATGCAGATTACAGTACAAGTAATTGGAGCAGACGCTCACGTAGTTTAGATCAAACAGAACGTGATGCAGTATCGGCTAATGGATTACATAACCTAAATGACTTCTTACCTAAGAAGCCAGATGCAGAACATCTACAAGCAATCTTTGAAATGTTTGAAGCAAGTGTAGATGGACAGTTATATGATCCAGAACGTTTTGGACAGTTTTATCGTCCATACGGCGTAGATGCACCAACTACAACTGCACCTAAGGCAATGGCACCCGCACCAGCGGCACCAGTTGCACCGGAACCAGTTGCAGAAGCGGCACCTGTAGCTCCAGCACCAGTTGTTGAAGCACCAGTGGCAGCACCCGCACCAGCGGCAGCACCAGCACCAGCACCAGCACCTGCAGGAGCGGCACCAAGTGCAGAAGACATCTTAGCACAAATTCGTAACCGTAAGTAAATAACAAAACTTGGGCATGCACAAGCATGTCCAAGTTTCTTAGATTGGAGATATAAATGGCAAAACCTTTTGACGTAAGTAAATTCCGTAAAGCTATTACTAAAAGTGTACCAGGATTAAGCGTAGGCTTTAATGATCCAGACACATGGATTAGCACAGGAAATTACACCCTAAACAAACTTATCAGTAATGACTTCCACAAAGGAATTCCACTTGGTAAAGTAACAGTACTTGCAGGCGAGAGTGGTGCAGGTAAATCTTTTATTGCAGCAGGCAATGTAGTTAAGTCAGCACAACAGCAAGGTATTTTTGTAGTACTAATTGATAGTGAGAATGCACTTGATGAGAGTTGGTTACATGCACTTGATGTAGATACTAGTCCAGAAAAACTATTAAAACTTAACATGAGTATGATTGATGATGTTGCTAAAACAATTAGTGACTTTATGAAGGATTACAAGGCAGAATATGCCGATGCAGAAGATGACGATCGACCTAAAGTATTATTTGTGGTTGACTCGTTGGGTATGCTACTAACACCTACTGATGTAGATCAGTTTCAAAAAGGTGATATGAAAGGTGACATGGGTCGTAAACCTAAAGCACTAACATCATTAGTACGTAATACAGTTAATATGCTAGGACAATACAATGTTGGTATGTTGTGTACAAACCATACATATGCATCACAAGACATGTTCGATCCAGATGATAAGATCTCAGGCGGACAGGGCTTTATCTATGCAAGTAGTATTGTTATTGCAATGCGTAAACTTAAACTAAAAGTTGATGCAGATGGCAACAAAACATCACAAGTATTTGGTATACGTGCCGCTTGTAAAGTTATGAAGTCACGTTATGCAAAACCATTTGAAAGTGTACAAGTTGAAATTCCATATGAAACAGGTATGAGTCCATACAGTGGCTTGACTGACTTCTTTGAAGCAAAAGGCTTGTTAAAGAAAAGCGGAAACAGTTTAGAATACATTAGCCCGGTAACAGGTGAAGTAATTAAAATGTTCCGTAAACCTTGGAATGCTAACAAAGACGGTGCATTAGAAACTGTAATGGCAGAGTATAACAACGATGTGGTTGATGCAGTTGAAGAAGAAATAATTGACATGGAGACCAATAATGAATCTGAGTGATAACGATTTAGAGTTATTTTTACAGATATACGACAAGGCAATTAAGTACGTGCCAGGAAAAGTAAAAAGCGATTTTGCAGAAGATTTTATTTTTACTTTAGATGATTACGGAGTAGATCTTAAACGTAATGCAACAGAAATTGGTGAACATTGTGAGCACCTTGATAATGCATTAGTTAGTCACTTTGATGAAAACGACGATTATGATTCAGACGAAGAATATGCAGAAGAATATTGGGAAGATGAAGATTAATGAGTAACTGGTATCGTAAAGTTTCGCAGAACATGGCAGAGATAGTTTCGGCTATCTCTTTCTACGAACGTGAAATTGAAGCCGCCAGATTCGAGTGTGGTATGAAAGGTGTGTTAGAAAAACACAGTAGAGAAATGCCAGGTATTGTCGAACACAGATTTAATCAATTACAAGAAGTAGAAGCAATATTAGAACATCTAAATACAGAAATGCGTAAACTACGTAGTAGAACATTTCGTAAGTTTTTAGAAAATTACAACAAAGCATTAAGTAGCCGTGATGCAGAAAAATATGTAGACGGTGAACAAGACGTAGTAGACTTACAATATCTAATCAATGATTTTAGTCTAATACGAAACAAATATATCGGTATAATCAAGGCACTTGAAGCCAAAGGCTTTCAAATTAATAATGTAGTTAAACTACGTGCCGCAGGATTAGAAGATATTTCATTATAATATAATTATCTAATAAAGACGATAAATATATATGTAGCAAAGAGTTTTGCTACTCATCATTGATGATTGCACAATTATAACTGAGTAGTTATATTAAAAGAGTGCAACTCATTTATCCCTTACAAAAGAGTATAAATGTTTATTCATAGTTTACAATATGTAGACTTAAATCTAGTCAAATGGAGAATATACAATGACAACATCAACACAATTTGTAGCACAACTACAAAAAGACAACGAAGCACTTTTCGAAGCTTCTAAAATGAACGTGAAAGCGTATTTCGAAAGCAAAGACAAT